TAATGAAGAAAGGACGAAAGCCATTATTGACAGAGGAAGCAGGCAAATTATATAAAAAAATATTATGTTAATGTGGTCAGATTCGCATGTTGCCAGAATCCATAACCAACGTTGCGACTTGCAGAAACACCGTAGTGATGCTTTTTATCATTGAACTCAAGCTCTGAGCCCTCAGCTATTGCGTCAAGCTGGACGGCCTCCTCTTCCTGCCTGATCAACGGCTTTGCGTTCCCATCAGTTCGGAAAGTTGCGAACTTTGTTGTCCATGTCAATCTAGGATTGACCCACAAATCAAAGTTGACTCCAGAGGACATAATTGTATTCTGTCTTGATCCTGATCCGTCTACAATCGTTGCGTTTTTAAGTGCAGACATTGCAGATGCCATGAAAGGAACTGGAACCATGATGCCGAAAGAGTTAGCCCCTTCGTTCATAGGCTCGCCCTGATCATCAACGAACGACAGAATTTGCGTAACGGCTGCAAGTATAGCAAGCTCCATTTCTGCAGCTGTTGGAGCTGTAGTAGTTGTCACGTCGTAAGATATGTCGTTTGATTGTGATCCTGAGTCGCCCTCTGAATGATCAGTATCAAAGTAAAACTGACCGTCATAACACGCTGTTGATTCTCCATTGATTATCAGCTCAGAAAGCAATTTCGCCCAGTGTGAGTTTGTGCGGTCTGCAAGCTCTCTGATCCTCAAACGAACCTGACCAGTTTTATCTCTTCGAAGTTCTTTGACAAGGACTTCCAGAGTTGCTTCGAATTCCAGATTCGTGATAGTGATTCCGTTGTCTCTGAAGCCTTTAGCGTTACGACCTCCGAGCCACTCACGCATCTGAGGAACCATTCCAAGCCATTTATAAGTCTCTGATTCTTGATTTGACTGAAACTTCATTGAAATAGGATCAATCCAAGAGGTTCCGACGTTTTGCTCTAATCGAAGGAAAAATTCTCCGATTATCGCTCTGCTTGATAAAGCTAGTGCGCCCATGTTATTCTCCTTATGTAAAAATTGTCATGTTGAAAGAAAGACTGAGAGGCCACGAGAACGGTGTAACCGTGGCCCCTCCGTCACTATTAATGTTTTATGCTATTGTCCAGACACCGACTTTTTCAGTGATGACATAACCATCGTCACCGCCAGATTTCACAATCAAATAATCTCCACGTCTGGCCGTCGCTTTTGTGTTTACCGCGTCGCCTTCGTCTGCTCCGGTATCATCCGGGCCAGCGATCTTGTCACCAGCGGCGGGAGAAACAATAGTTCCAACAGCTCCAAAAGCTCCACCATTTACGATCATCACGTCCAGCGCCGTTGCAGCTGCATAAGTCAACAGCGTGACTGTTTTCGTGTCAGTGGTGAACCAGAGACCTTTTCCATTGTCTTGAATGTCAAGAGTCAAATCGTCGTCAACCAACTCCCACACGCGACCACCGTAAGGATCAGCCATATTACCAGCGTCAAACTCAACATCAACAACGCCAGAGGAAGCAAAACGAACCACTTTTCCGATGAATATTCCGCCCACTGGAGAGAACACAAACGTGTCGTCGTCAGTTGCGTAGATAGGCTGGCCGACGTCAGTAATCACAGCGCCAAAAACAGAGAGCTGAACTACGCCTCTTTTTCTCACTCTCACGTTTCTATCAGCTGCAGCACCATCTGAGTTGTCAAGTTGTTCCTGAACAAAGCCGACAAATCTGTCAACGCTGGTCAGTGGTCTGGCGTGGCCCGTTGCGTCAACGAGTCCCACTGCAGAACCTTCATAAAATATATCGGCCATAGCTGGAAAATCATTTTCGTTTCCCAGTACAAACGACCTCGCCTCATTAGCTGCCAATGTAGTCATAACTTTTTTCCTCCATTTGATTAAGGCTTAAGCTCTTTTTTTCGCAGAGACTAAACCAAGATTATTTTTTTCAGAATAAAATACTATTAAGCTTTAAAAATTTACCTTCTCAGAACTCTGTAATTGTCGGAATTTTTGTCCATAGCTTCGAAAGCTTCAAAGCTGTCAAATTCCTTCTTGAGTTTCGGATCAGCGTCCCACTTTTCCTTAGCTGACATGTCAGTCTGGTCAACAACGGTCTCTTCTGCTTCATCTGCTACAGCCTGAGCTGAAGTGTTTTTGATCTTTTCCAGTGCTGAAGCATTTGACTTTTTATCTGCATTGATCATCTTGACTGCAGCCTCACCGACAGTGGTTTTACCATCTGAGATCATAGCTTTTGCAAGGTCTTCATGACCTATAATAGTACAGTCCTGAATTCCTTGAATACGGGCTCTTTCTGCCTCTACGCCTGCATCAACTCCAGCTTTGTAGCCGTCATCCTCTGCAGCCTGTGCAGTCTGAGTGTTTGCAGCTTTTGCCTGTTCAACTCCAACCGCAACGGCCTCATTATACAGAGCGATATGGTCAGCTTTTAAATTTTCCAGATTTGCTTCTTTCTTCGCGAATAATGCCATGTTTAAACCTCCATTGTTAATGGTTTCAATTAATAAATCAAACGTTTTAATTTCATCGACAAGCCCGGCTTTTATTGCATTGTCTCCAATGAATATTTTACCGTCTGCCATAACACTCCCGACTTCCTGTTCGCTTACATCTCTAAACTTCGCAACGTCACTGACAAAGGCTTCCATGATCTTGTCTACTTGACTTTGTAATTCAGAACGCCCGACATCTGTCAGCGGAGCATGTGTCGAGGCTATACGTTTATATTTCCCCGCTGTAATTTCTGTTGTTTTAATTCCGAGGTCAGATTCCATAACCGATGTGTCCACATGTGTGGTCAATACACCGATACTGCCAGTTGTAACAGTTCCACCTGAGATCAAGACATGTTCTGCAGCGGCCCCGATCCACATTGCAGCTGACGTCATTATTGAAGATGAAATTGTAATAATTTTTTTCTTATCTCTTGAGTCAAAAATAAGATTTGCAAAATCCTGAACACCACTGACAGTTCCACCGGGAGAGTCAATATTCAGGACAATTGTGTCGATTCCTTCATTATTGAGTAGTGTCTTGAAATCGACAGTAAGCGTGTCAAGAGTCGCGCCACCAAAAAGCATAGTAAATATGTCAGCCTTTTGTGTGATCACTCCTTCGATATTTAAAACGCCTACGTTGTCGATAATTTCAATGTCCGGAGACAGCCTCGTATCTGCTTTCTCTTCCACATCAAAAAGGCCATTTGCTTCTTTTTCAAAGCCAGCAATCATCTCACTTGTTATACCATCATAGACAGACTCAATTTTTGTCAGCTCTGATTGAAGGATTGCCCACAATGAAGGAAATAATTTAAGCCCCTGTTTTATTGTCATCGTTTGATTCCTCACTCAAAGAGTTATTATCGTTTCCTGTTGTAGCTTCAACAGGCATAGGATTTATTATTTTTCTAATCTCTGCAAGTTTTGTCTGCTCTTTTTTCACCTGCTTAATATTTTGATCAAAGTCAATCCCCATAGATGCAGACTCTGCAGCAATATTGCTGAAGAAACCGTCAACTCTTGCTTGCGCTGCAGCTGTTTCTTTTGTTGGATCAATTTGACCTTGTGACGGTCCGATCCATAAGTTTCCGAGATATGCTTTTCTGATTAATGGATCAGTCAAGTAGCCGGGAGCGATTATCCTGTTTCTCAAGACGGCCTCTTCCATCCAGAGCTCATATATCAAATTACAAAAATGATCGACCATAAAACCTCGACGAGTCATGAAAACTTTCCAAGCATTCAACATAGCTGTTCGCGCTGCAGAATAACTCTTTGTAAAATGCTGGATCAATAATTCAAAAGGCAGCCCCAGTGCTGCTCCGATTTGTCTCAATATACTCTGGACGAATGGATCAAATGCAGAGTTAGGCCTCCCCGGATTTGCTGTTGATATTTTCTCCCCCTCTGCCAGTCCAACAATTGCACCGCTTCCCATTTGATAATCTTCGTCTGTTGACTCTCCGCCCTCGTCACTAGGCAAGAACGTTGAAAAGTCAGCCCCTCCCTCTGGTGTTTCCACAAACACTGTGAAGTATGATGAAATGACAGCACTCTGCAACTCTGCGTCCGTGTACTTGCCGAGCTGGTGAAGCATTTCAACGACAGGCGCGAGATATGGAATTCCTCTACTCTGGCCCGGTCTTAATTGTTCAAAGACATGTATTATTTTTCTTCGTCCGTTCCCGGTAAAGGCACTGATTGAGTCCCACTTCCGCTCGATAGGTGTTGACTCTGCTCCCGGATGCTGCGTTCTGATCCAGTATCTTTTCGGTGTCCCGGCCTTTGTTTTTTCTATACCTCCAGCCAGTGTCGTTGTATCTCTTTTATTATGTGGATTTTCTACTCTGTCAGCTTCGAGAACCTGCAGCCTTAATCCATAATTTAATGTATTGATTTCCTTGAACAAAGGAAGGACGAAACAATCCCCACTTTCAAGGATCGAACGAAAAACCATATTTTGAAAGTCGTAGAAATTTTTTCCTCTGTTAATGTCACAGTCAAGAGACTCAGCCCACGAGTTGAATTCAGCCTCTGTGTTTTGTTGCCATTCGTCGGCCTGTTCAGCACTCAAGCCAAGTTTGCCAGCATCTATCCTTGATTGAAGTTTCAGTCCTGATCCTATGACATGGACTTGATTCGTTTTGACGGCTCCAGCTGCAATGGGAGTGTTTCTCAATAATGAACGACTGCGATTTCTTAAAGTCGGAAGGTCGTCCAGCGTGTCGGCGTCAGCGTCTCCCACTTTGGGATCGAATTCTTTTATGGTTCGCCTTTTTTTAGAGGCCCCGTTGTATGCGCCATTAATACCGACAAAGTTATTTTTCTCAATCATACTCTGTTGAGCGATCAAAGGCAAAGCAGCCATGTTGACAGGATTGTTGCTGCGAGTTATTTTGTTTAGTCTATTTCTCATGAGCTTTTATTTTCTCTTTGCTTTCCTCTTTGCAAAGAATTGACACTTTCCTTTCTCATTAATCAGGATTGATTTCAAGTTGCATGTCTGGTGAACCGGAATAAAATTCACACATTTTGAGTTAGCACAAAACAAGTCCACTTGTGGATTCGCCTGAGCGTTTGGTTGAACATAATATAATGCTTTTTCGTCCCTTTTTGCCGTTTTTTGATCCATTTTTTATCCTTTTTCCCGTTTTTCATGCTAAATTGTTGTTATTCCACGTACTTTAATACCCCCCCGGCTCTTCTTTGCAATCTCTCCATTCCAGAATTGAATTTCCTCTCTAAGGTCTTTGATTTTCTGATTAGTTTTCGACCTGTTACCGATTGTATATTGTGCAGCTGTTACCGCTGCAGCGTATGCTGTATTAGCGAGAGAGAGATTCGTTTCCATTTCAGCTGTTGTCAGTGCCATGTTATAGTTGAACTCCTTTTGATATCACTCGTCGTTTCGGTTTTTGAACCTGATTTCCTTTTTGTGTACCTTGCTCAATTACCTTATTCTGAGGACTTTGTAAAGTTATATTATATTTTTTTGATATATCCTCGATCATCTGTGAGACTGTAGCGTTTGGATAAAGCCAGTATTGCATAATATTAAGAGCGACAATTCCATAAACAAAAGTGTCAAGGGCCTCGTTCCTCGCTCTGCTCGTATTCTTCCAGACCTTTCGACGTTTTCCTTTATACCACTCCGTCACCTTCCGCTCAGAACAAAGTTGATGAAAATAAGACTCTGGCATTCTCAAAGGAAAATGAATATAACCTGCTCCGGGAACCTCAGTCTTTAAGCACTCGTTCAAATGGTCCTTTGCCGTGTCTGTACCTACCACAAACAAATATGCCCCTTGCTGCTTAGACGGAGCCTTGACAATAGGCTGATTATATGAGCTAGAGCCTTTTATCGAAAATACATATCTCTGTTTTAGTATATAACGAGTCTTGCAAAATTCATAAACTTTCGCGGGATAGTGCCCGCCAGTATCCAAGGCAGCTGACATGATCCTCATTCTCTGTCCTGACGGATGCGCATATGATTTTAAAAGGAATTCGTCTACATGCGACCAGATTTCAAGATCAGCAAGAACACCATGAAATGTTTTATATTCAATCACATAAGTTTCGTAGTTAAGGCCGAAACCGAGAACTTGAACCTCGATTCTGTCGTCCTGTATATCAAGCCCCGCTGTTAAGAGAACTATATTTTTATTTAACGGCTCGATCTTGTAATCTTCGCGCCTGTTGAATAGTTTCTCCCAGCTCATAGAGGGAGTCTCTTCCTCCTCCCACGGCTCAGCGAGGACGTCATTTGTCCATGTCTCCCTGTCCTCTATGTATGTCGGATTTCCTTTTTTCTTTTTCTGCAGAATCTTTAAGTGTTTATTAACTGCACTCCTCCACTTACTGGAGCCAAGTACAGAATAAAGTTGTGGAAGTCTGAATCCGGGATACTTTCCAGCGGGATTTTGTGGTCTCCATTCGCCTTGTTGCAACATCGAAAGTTTTTTGCTTTCCGGGATAAGTGTCCCGCAATTCTCACATGCAAGCAGCACTTGACCTGCAATCTTGAACGTCTCCCTGTCATAATCAAATTTGATATTCTTCCATTTAATGGTGTCGTAATTATCACACTCAGGACAAGGAAGGAAAAACAAACGCTGATCAGACATAAGGAACTCAGCCCAGATTATAGAATCAACTTCTTTTTTTGGAGAGGAACAAAGAAAGATTTTTCTGTTTGAAAAAGTTTCTGTTCTTTCGATAGCCTTAGAGACAGTCCAGCCCGGATACATGTCAACCTCGTCAAGAGCGAGAAAGCGTATCGGCTTTGATCTCAAAGTATCTTCGGAATTTGCAGTCATTAGGTTGATACTGCCTCCGGGAAACTCTTTCATATCAATAGTGTTGCCTGCTTCGCGTTCTCGCGAGCTCGCAACTCTCCCGGTCAACACTGGTGTGCAATCAATCATCGGTTGCAATCTTTGCTTTGAAAAAGCTTCGACTGATTTCAACGTAGACTGAACGATCCCCATAGGCCCCGGCATTAAATGGATCACTTCACCAGCCCAGTTCAGAATACATTCTGTTTTTCCGAGCTGCGTCCCAGAAACAAACACGGCGTAGTCAATGGGATTATTTGCGGAGAGACAAGACATAATCTCTGTGAGGTATGGTGTTCTTTCGTTTCTCCATCGCCCCGGCTCTGCTGAGCCTTTTGAGGATAGAACTCTGTATTGTTCGGCCCACTCATGAACCTGTAAGTCTGGATCAAGAGTGAGCCCCCTGAGAGCTGCTTTTGTGTAGACGCCTTTTTTTAATGCCACCATGTACAAATAATAAAAAGTACATGATTAATCGTCAAGTTTTATCTAATTATCCATATCTCTATACATCCACTTGACTCCGGCATCATCAACCTTTAATACGACAATGTGTATCGGCTTAATGTTTTCTATGAGTCCGAAAAATGCATCTTGTCCGTACTTATAACACCAATCGTCGAGACACTTTTCCATGTGTTTTTGTAGTGTATCGCCAACCGACTCCAGCCATGAACTAGAAACCTCTCCGCACTCCTCATGCGCATTTTCTGTAAGCGTCTCAACAATATCATTTAAATAAGTCGAGGCTTTTTTAACATGAGAAACGCCACTGTATACGATAAGATCGTCTTTTCCTTCCAATGTAATCAAGTCCTCTCTGTATCCATCTTGTATCAGCTCGTCAATATCGCTGTAGTACCATGTCTCATTCTCTTTTTCCAAACTATACATTATTTTTTTCTTACTCTCGTCACTCAACGTCAATCTCCTTTAATTTAAACTTGATATATTCCTCTCCTCTCGGAACTATTCTTTTTCTGACAATTGCGTCATAAATCCGATTGTCATTGAATCCATATTTTTTTTGCAACACATCGACAAACGGTTTAATCGGATTGTCCCAGTCTCCCCCCTTGTTAGAAAGTCCAAACTCAAGAGTAATTTCTAAATCTCCCTCCGGGATAAAAATTTCAGTCGGAAGCATTATAAGCAGAGCCCGTTCATAAATCTTATAGTTATCGGTTTTGAAACGTCTCCCTCTCCATGCGTCATTCACTGAAAGCGGTTTTGCTCTGACAGTTGTTATCTCGGTCATGACATCACCGTCGTTGTGAACATGTTTGTTTTCATGTTCGGTCCATATCCAGTGCGATAATTGACTTTCATTTTCTGGTCATAGTCAAAGCCATAGTCTTTCCAGAGCATCCTTGCTTTTTTCCATATCCTGATATTCTGCTTTGACGTGTCAATCGCTTCGGTGTGTTTTGCGATCTCTTGTTTCAGCATCAAAGCGATAGGATTGTTTTTGTTCTCGTGTTTTAATTTCTTCAAAATACGGCCTATCTCCTTTCTGCTATCTCTTACGGTGGTTATATTTGTTTCCAGTTTGACCATCCCTGAGTCAAGGGCCTTATTAACCAGTTCTATCATGTCGGCATTGACAATCTCAGCCAGACCTTTTCGAGATACTACATTCTGAAATAGTTGTTGAAGCAATCCTCCCGCTTTCACTGATATGTCGGCCTCTGACACGTCGCTTCCTGTCAGATCGTAATTCTTGCGCCTTTCTGGATAGCTTAAAACTTCATAAGCTGCAGTAATTCCCTTGAACTTCTCCTCTGCTTCCTTGTTGCCCTGATTTTTATCAGGATGATATTTCTTTGATAATTCCCGGTATTGATCTTTAATCTCTTCCGGTTTTGCTTTCTGCTTGACATTCAGTGTTCTGTAATGGCTTAGCATATTTATAGTCCCTTTCTTTTTTATCATACTTCAGATAGTCGATATGTTCACAATTAAGATCAGCGAAAATCGACATTAAATTTCGCCTGTGATAACTTCCCAGATCAGAGTCGTCGGTATTACTAAAAGCAATCGCCAGCTCAATCAATAATCGTCTGTCATCTTCACGACAGAGACTCTTTCATTTCCATCGCCGAAAGGAATAAACTATTAACTTTGTCAATCGCTCTTTCCCGGTTAGGCTCCCGGCCTTGAAAAGCAGTGCCAGCTATAGACCAATCAAAGGAACCGTCTGGACGTCTTTTCACCAGCGCGAATTTTTCGACAACTTTCACTCCCTCCCGGACTCCGAAAACGTCCTCTCCTTCTCCCGTGAAATGCCACTGAGCTTTATCAATATTGTCTGGTATAAACGAGTCAATCATTTTTTTATCTTCCTTTCTATTTAACCTGTTTGTGTTTTTGTTTTTTTTCTAACTGGCCTTGTAACCGCCTCGTAATCAGTCCATCCATTTTTGATCCTAGACCATAGCACGTCTTTCTGTATATCATAAACGTCACACCAATAAGACAATTTTTCTTTTTGCCCAAAAAGACTAACAAAACGAATATTTCTTTTATTGCGGTTCTGCTCTTTTGAAGTTGCCCATTTACAATTAGACTTGCAATAACCTTTATTATTATCAATCCTTTCTATTGACATTCCTTTTGGTTGATCTCCCATGTCAAGATAAAATCTATCAAAACTACTTATCCACTCTTGACAAACATCTATGCCCCTTTCCCCATAATTATAATAAGCATTGTTTTTTGGATTAAGACATCTATCCTTTATATGATTCCAAGTATTATAGGATCTGTTTCTAGTCTTACCGTGAGTCGTATTTCTTTTAGTTGTGACTTCTTTTCTCCAACAACCACACGACAAAATCTTTCCGCGTGTCAAGTCTGAGGCTAGTCCTGTATGATTATTCCCACATTCACAAACCAAATCCCAAAGAATTTTGCCTTGATTGGTAGCTTTTTGGCTAACCTTAACAGCGGTAATTCTCCCAAATCTAAAACCTGCTATATCAAGTCTTTTTCTCATTACTTCACCTCTCGAATGGCACTTTCAATCTCTTTCTTTAATATTGCCTTGAATTTAAACTCGTCGGTTTCTCCGAGTAGCTTCTTTGCTGCTCTGACTACTACATTCAACATTTGATCCCGGTAACGTCTGTATAAATCTTCAGCCTCTTTTTTTACTTGCTTCGTGTTAATCACTTGCCCGGCTTTCTCTTTATATTCCAGCTCTGCCAGATCAGCTTTGCTTTTTTCGCGCCGGGCCTTTGCTTTGTTGAACTCAACACCATGATTGACTTCTGTGACTTTTTTCTCTGCCTTTTTGTCAAGCTTCGAGTTTCCGTTTATATTGACATTCTGTTCAAGCTCTAGGTCTGCAGCTTCGGGATCAATCATCCCATTGATCAGTGTTATTTTAACTGGCTCAATCTTGCAATATCTACGGATCAGAGAATATGAGACGTCGCGCTGCTTCGCATACTGGGACATTGATATCAACTTCGTTTCCTTTTTCTTGACTGATTTTTTCTTCGCCATATTGTCCTTTGTTAAGAATTGATTTTTTTGTTTTGGCTTCTGTAGTCTTTGTTATAACTACGCTGGTACTTGCTCATTTTCTCTTTGTTCTCTTCATCCTCTCGATAAGTTTTGTATCTGTTCTTATTCTTTTCGACAGCGACAGCATTGCAAGTGCAGCAAGTTCTGCAGTTTTTATATCTCAAACTCTTTCTGGTTTTCTTGTATTCATGTTTATGGACACACAATGCCCCCAAATACCTCCGCTTGTTTAGCTTCTGCGTTTTCATTCCACTCCTTTCTCTATTTTGAATAGCTTCTGCCTGTCTGTATGTGTGATCTTTTCTTCCCTGACGATTTCCCCGGTGTCCTCTCTGATTAAAGCTTTCATTCCTGTGTTCCAGTCTAGCAACCAGTGACAGTCGATATCTCTCCATTCGTGCTGCGTGGATACCTTCTGACTTAAGAGAGCCATTTGTCCCTGTATAACATCAACCTTTGCTTTAAACTCTGCCATGACTCCTTTCTTATCCGCTTCAAGTTGGACATTCTCAATGTATTTATTCGATAAATCTTTTGCATATGTTGCGTGCTCTTCAGGTGTGAGTCTTGTTTTTAAGTTCTCTTTGTATGTGTCGCTTACTGTAGGTACTATTTTAGTCTGTGTCATTTTTGTCCTTTCTCGACAATTCGATATTCATAGTCTTTTAAATAAGCGTGAAAATGAGAGGCGTTCTTTTTCTTCATGTTAATGTTTTCCAGTGCCTGCTCGACATTCTTCAGCTTCTCGTATTTGCTCCACCAAGGAGACCATTGAGACTGGAGCTGGATTTGATCCTCTTCTCTCTGCCTCCGTCTCTCCGCTCCCTCTGGAGTCAAACGTTTCTCGATAGTGTACAGCCTTTTTCCTTTCTTCCGCTTGTGCAGAGGAACTTCATTCTCTTCGACTTGTCTCATTACCTTCCTTTCTCAAATTGATCATTAAATTTTATTGCAAGCTTTTTCTCATAGTCTCTGGCAATAACTTTCTTGATAGTGTTGAAAGCTTTTCGCCTACGATACAAAGCAGCGATTGAAGGGCCATAGAGCCATTCAGACTTTGCTGCTCTGTACCGATTGCCAGCCCTTGTCGTTCTCTCAATAAAACCTTTACCTTTACGGCCTACAAATTGTCTGTTCGTTTTTGACCGGACAATATAAGCTCCCTTGATAGTCTTTCTCGTTCTTCCGATCTTAACGCTAACGCCAGCCTTGTTCTTTTTTGCTCCATACAACATAAGGCCCCGGCCTTTTTTCAAAACGGAAATAGTAAATGTCGGAATATCTCTTCTCGCGTCTGCTCTTCTAAGTCTGACAGTCTTTCCAATTTTCAATGATCTCGCTTTGACGTTATAACTTTTCTTGATATCAGTTGCGATCTCTCTGTTGATCGTCCTCCCGACCTCATTCAATGTATTAACGACAGCCCTTTTCAGTGCCTTGTTCATGTCCCGAAAATTGTTGACCAGATCACTTGTGTCTATTTTTAAATTGAAAACTTTGTTTGTCTCGCTCGTTGACGCCATTTTTCACA